GGCGAGTGAGTGCAGGGTGGGCAGGCGAGCGGAGTGCTTCCGCTTCTGCTCCAGCTTCTTGATCACGTCCACGGATACGCCGGACAGTTCAGCCAGTGCCTCTTGGGTGAGGCTGGCCATCCGACGGAGCCGGTAGAGGCGATCTCCCAGGTGCTCAGCCATGCTTCGAGAGTACGGCCTGCGGTAGTAGGCGGAGCCAGGAGATACGAAGAAGGCCCCTGCCGTGTGACAGGGGCCTTTCGTTGACCGGGTCAGGACGCCTTGGCGCTGCCGATCTCGAACTCGAAACCTGAAGCGGTTCCGCGAATTCCCTTGGTGGAAGGAGTTCGCTCGCCTACTTCAGTTTTCACTACATCCTCCGGGGAATCATCGATCGCGCCGCAAATCTTCATGGGAGGCAGAGTGTAGCCAACAGGTGTTGCGGCCCCCTCATACGGGGCCATCGCCTCCAGGGCTTCGGCGTACATGCCCTCCATGAACCAGCGGCGAGCGAGCCGGTAGAAGAAACCCCAGCCCTTGCCACCCATGCGCTCATCACGGTCGTAGTCGTGCCATCCCTTGTCCTCGCGGAGCTTCTCCAGGAGCATCTCGAAGCACGCCCGGTCCTCCGGCTTCGGCTTTCGCCCTCCTGCCAGGATGCCTTCGACTCGGCCCCACTGCGCGTCGGAGACCCCGAGCGGGATGCTGATCTTGTTCCCCCGGTGCCACTCCAGCATCGGGTCCTTGCTGCCTCCCGCCCGTCCGGACTTGCTCTCGCCGACGATGTCGACCCGGACCTGGAGCAGTTCCAAGACCCGCTTCTTCTCCTTGGTGCTGAGATCCTCGACGTTCTCGCCGATCCGCTGGATGACCGAGCGCATACCCTGCGCCTTCTCCTCCTTGTTCTCGGCCTCCTCCAGCCACTCCGAGATGCGCTCCTGCTCCTGGCGGAGCTCCTTCATCTTCGAGGCGATCCCCTCCTTCAGTTCCTCGACCAGCTTCTGGTCCTCCTCGTCGTCCCCGTCGAGGGCGGCGACCAGGAGCGCGATCTTCTTGCGCTTGGTGGTCTGGAGTTTGCTCAGCTCGGCGTCGATCTCTTGCAGGCGGGCCCGGTAGGACTCCGCGCGGTCGGGAACGGAGCCCAGCCACCCGTCGATCAGCCCCATGATCTCGGCGGGGTTCGACAGGAGCTTGGCGACCTCGTCCCAGACGTACCCCTCGGTGTCCTTGGCGGGTATCTGCTTGCAGGTGTGCCCCTCGGCGATGGTGGCCTGGTTCGAGCACCGGTAGACGACATCGCCCTGGTCGGCACGGGCCGCGCCGTACCGGGAGTGCCCGCACTCGCTCATCAGGTGCCCGGAGAGCAGGTGACTGCTGTATCCGGTCCGGGGGGTGCCCTTCATGCCCTCCAGGGCGGCTTCCAGCGCCTTGCGGCGGGCCTCGTCCTCGAAGAGCGGGGGCATCTCCAGTCGGTAGGAGGTGGTGACCTCTTCGCCGTCCTCGTTCGTGCCGGAGAAGGTGAAGTCGACGTATCCGCGGACGGCGAGGCGCATGCGGAGGATCAGGTTGTTGGCCTCCCAGAGTTTGCCCGTGCGGGTCCGGTGGCCGGCCTCGTTCATCTTCTTGGCGGCCTCGCGTCGGGGCAGCTTCTGGTCGAGGGCCAGCTTGGCGAACAGCTTGATCTGTTCGAGCTCGTCCGGGTTGATGACGGGCTCGCCGTCGTCGTCGAGCATGTATCCGTAAGGCGGGGTGCCGCTGGCCCACCCTCCCCCGGAGATCTTCTTGATCCGGCCACCCATCGTGCGCTCCAGGATCAGCGCGTGCTCGACCTCGGCCATGTACGCCAGGAGGGAGAGCTGAATCCCGAACATGTCGTCCTGGGAGTCGATGCGTCCGTCCGCGGTGGCGACGCGGACGCCGAAGTCGGTGACGTCGTAGACCCAGCGGTGGATGTTGCGCATCGTGCGGCCGATGCGGTCCAGCTTGGCGAAGACGACCACGTCGATGAGTCCGGCCTCGATGTCGGCCGTCAGGCGGTCCAGGTTCTCGCGGTGTGCAAGTTTGCCGGACACTCCCCCGTCGCAGTAGACGTCCACGATGGTGTGCGGCGTGTTCTTCAGTTTGTACTGGACCCATTCGCGGCATCGCTCGTCTTGCACATCGAGGCCGTAACCGTCGAGCTGCTTGGTCGTGGATACGCGCAGGTAGATGGCTACGCGGAGCACCTTCCGCTGTCGCGGCAGGGTCTTGCTGGACATGGGGTTCCCTCTCATGACTGCATGCGAATACGTCGAAGCCCCCCGAATCGGAAGACTCGGGGGGCGTGGGGGCCGTGTGTAACTGTACCTACTTCAGTCCTTTCGCGCCATCGGTCCCAGCAGGATGCGGGCGAGTCGTTCCCGCTCGGCGGGGGTCCACTTGGTCTTGCGCCACTCGACGCTCACGATGGGGCTCTCGCTCACGGGGCCACCCGCTTGTTCCTGTTGAACGCGGCGTAGGTGAGGGGCATTTGCTCGGCGAGGTGGTCTTCCATCTGCTCGGCGACCATCTCGATCTCGCGTTGCGGGAAGCTGGGGTGCGCGGCGACCGCGCTCTGGGTACGCAGTCCGAGGAAGTGCATCAGGCTGCGTGCGTTGCACGTCACGTAGTACGAGGTGAAGATGCCCACCGGCAGCACCATGCGGGCTACCTCGCGGGCGATGCCTGCGTCGAGCATGCCCTGGTAGGCGTCGTACGCCTCGGTGTAGGCGCTGGTCATGTAGGCGGACATGCAGTCGTACTGGCCGGCGTTGCCAGGCTCGAAGACGTAGGCGCCGGGCTTGCCGACCTGCACCAGGTTGCGTCCCTGGTCGGGGACGTAGAAGACGGGCGCCAGTTCCTTGTAGCGTCCGCTCTCCTCGTTGTACGAGTGGCCGGCGCGGTGACGCATGTGCTCGCGGGCCACGAACAGCGGGGCCTCGACGTAGAAGGTGAACGAGGTGTGTTCGAAGGGGCTGCCGTGCCGGTCCCGCATCAGGTAGTTGATCAGGCCCTGGTCTCGGGTCAGGTCGACGACGCGGTCGTGGCTGGCGCCCACCGTGCTGACGCGGGCCGCGGTGGCTACGTCGGAGTCAGTGGCGCTGGACTTGACGAGCTCGACGGTGACGTCACTGCGGGTCTGGATGCTGGTCATGATGCGGGGGTCTCCTCGTCGTACATGCTGAGCTCGTTCACGTGGTGCACCGTCGTGCCGTACTTGCCTTCGAGGGCAGCGAGCTCGCGCCTCAGCCGGTCTGCCTCCCGACTCAGGCCGAGGCCGGTGTGGAACACCCGCTTGGGCTGGCGTCCGTTGAGCCGGCCGAAGGCGGCGACCCCGTGCAGGGTGTAGACGTTGTTCCGGTCGAACTCGGGGTAGAGGCGGGCCTGGTGGAATCCGTAGACGATGAGCACGTCGTCCGGGGTGACCGGGTCAAGCGGTCCGATGGGAAGCGACACTTACACACCCTCCCCGAGGTGAGACAGGGCCTCGTACAGGGCGGCCACCGTCTTCGGCTGCCCGGCCTGGAGCCGGACGAGCTGGGCCCTCAGCCTCTTCACCTCATCCCCCAGGCGCACCGCCTCGTAGCCCGAGGCGCAGTGGCCGGCCCGGCAGATGTCGACCTCGTTCTTCAGGGAGTGGACCTCGTCCACGAACCCGCGGCTGCCCGTCGTCGAGGCCGGCGCCTCCTCGAACACGATCGACTCAGCCTTGACGGCGTCGATGTCCACGCTCCGCGACGCCTGCGCGATGCGCTGTCCCTCGGCGATCCAGTCCCACCCTGCACTCACTTCGCTACCTCCTTGATTCGGTTCTCGTACGATGCGCGGGACTCGGACGTCAGGTGGTACCCACCCTCGTCGCACTGGTACCAGCGGGACTCCACCTTCAGTCCCCGCATGGTGCCCCGCGCCTCACCCTGTCGGCTCCGCTTGGCTCGGGCTCGGCCGAGCGCCTTCTCTGCGTCTCGCTCGGTCAGGAATCCCCGCTTGCCTCCACATGGGCAGCTCATCCAGTTGCAGGTCACAGTTCGTTTACTCCCTTCGCGGCGCCTCGCTTGGCGGGCGCCTTCTTCCTCGCCTTCAGTGCGGGATCGTCCTTGACGAACTTGTCACACTCGCACACTTCCAGGTGGCACTTGCCACGGCTTGCGCCGTCAATGCCGTGCATCCAGGGGGCGTGTCCACACTCGGGGTTCCAGCAGTAGCCGGGCCACCCGTCCTTCTTGCCGTCGTGGTTGGCGAGCATGATCCCCGACGAAGTCAGGGGCACCACTCGACCGGTACCTCCGAAGCTCATCTTCTTGGCGAAGCTCTCCGCCTCAGCGACGGCGCCGAAGGGTCCGAAGTTCAGGCCCTTGCTGCCGTCCGCCCACTTGTGGACCATCACGAACAGGTCCCGCATCTGGAGCATGTCCCCGACCTCCTTGATCACAGCCTTGGCCAGTTGCTCCGGGCTGTCGAACGTCGGGTCTTCGAGGATGTCGACCACCTTCTTCAGTTCGTGCGCCCTCGGGGTGATCCTGATCTTGCACCTCCTTCTCGCTCGGCTTTGTGAGTGTCACAGTATCACACCGTCACACTTGCACAAGTTCGGCGACGCCGTGCAGCTTGGCGTGCAAGTCATCCACCGACCCGTCGTTGACCAGCACGTGGTCGAAGGGCCAGTCATCCAGCGCGGTCTCACTGACGTGGGCTCGTCCGTGCTTGTCCTTGGTCGGGCCCACGCCGGGCCTCTCGACCCGGATCATCACGCCACCACGCTTGGCCACGGCCTCCGCCTCATTGGGGAAGCGGACGTCGGTCACGACCAGGCCGGCCGCGTCCTGGTGGTCGACGTACAGGGCATCCACCCACACGTCATCGCCGAGTACTCGCCGGCCTGCCTCGGTGCCCGTGCGCTGGAGCAGGGACCGGACCTCCGGGTACGCGGTCTTCGCGTAGTCCCAGCCGGTCGAGTCGACGAGCTGCCGCAGGCGCAGGCTCCCGGCACCGTAGTGCCCAGGGATCAAGGGATTCACTGCGTACAGGAACTCCTTCAGCTTGTCGGCGTAGCCTGCCTGCCTCCAGCCTCGCTGGATCAGGGCGTCAGCCGCGGTGTTCTTGCCCGACCTCGCGTATCCGCTGAGGCCGACGATCAGGTCGGTCATGTCAGACCGTCCCGAAGTAGAAGGAGTCGTTGACGTCGCTCGCCTTGACCAGCTCACCCGTCAGGCCGGCGAACTCACGGGCGACGGTGAGGGCGACCGCCTGCACACGGGCCCGGCCTTCGACGAACGCGATGCCCAGGTCGGTGATCGTCCACCTCTGCTCCTGCTCGCGCTTGGCCAGGCCGAACCAGGCCAGCTTCGCGAACACGGAGTACTCGGCGTTGCTCAGGCCCAGGTCGTCACGCTTCAGGGCCTGGCCGCCATGCAGGTACAGCTTGCCCAGTCCCGAGACCTCGTTCTTGCCGAGTCGGCTGCGCTTCTCGCTCACGGTGGTGCTCCCCTCATCACGGCTGCCTCATCAGGAGGTGGGCGCCACCCCACCCCGACCTCCCTTCAGGAGGTTTCGGCACACTTGCACACTCAGGTCAGGACGTTTCGCGGTGGCCGTCGAAGCAGTAGATGTACGAGGTGTTGCCCACGTGGGCCCAGCACAGGCGGTGCCCCCACACGGTGCCCCAGTACTCGCGGTGCGCGGCCTTGTTCGTCTTGGTCCACGCCGCACGCTTGGCCG